GTACTTATCCGCCTGCTCCCGCAGGGCGGCCAGCTCAAAGCCATCCTTTGAGCTGCCCACCCCCCGCAGAGCCTCATCACTTGCTAAATTAATAATCTCACGTACCGTAAGCTCCTTAACCGTTATGGTTTTCTGCTTTACGGTTACCGTGCCTGTGTCATGGATAGCCGGAGCTGGTGCCTCCTTAGCAGCACCAGCCTCCTGTTTTGCCTTGGCCATAGCTGGGTACCTCCGCTCATATGCCACCTGCCATATCACCAAACACGGACAGCCACACCACCGCATAAGCACCTATGTGCTCACCCTTTAAGTGGTAGTGGTGGTGCTGGTGGTACTGGTAGTGGTAGTGGTTTCACCGCCCTTATAGTCCACAGTAACATATGGACTTTCCGGGTGGTTTTTCGTATCCGCCAAACCTTCTCCCTGCATTTCCATCACGGCCCACTCCGTGCCATCACCTACCAGCTGGAGCGGTCCCGCAGGGCTTAGGGTTACTTTCCACAGGTCCCACGTTTTGTTAGGCCCGTGGGGGTTATCCTCCACAAAGCGTATGGCATACTCCTTATCCATAGCTTGCAGAGCATAAATGGTATCACCGCCTCCTGTCAGTGTGCCCATCAGAAAGCGGTTAAGGTTAACAGCTGCATGCTCATCCGGGGTTAGCCTCAGCATGTACTCGGTTGAGATAATGGGGTTAGCATCCTTTACACGGTAACCGCTGCGGTTACTATAATGAGGCAGGCGCTCCACCACAGGCTCAATCTCAGCGGTCACCACGTTACCCATATCAAAATAAGCACCGGGCACACCCTCACTGTCATGCTCTGCGATATAAAAAATGCCCTTTAATATTGTATAATTTTTAGTGCTATGCGGTTGTGGCATATCTAAATACCTCCCTTGTCATGTAGATAAGTTATGTTTACCAGCATATTAAAAGCACAGTACGGGGCCCACACAGCCACGTTTACATCCGGGTAAATAACGGTGCCCAGTACCCACTCAAAGCCATGGGTTTCATCGGCCAATAGCTTAGCCCATATGTCATCAGCCAGTACGCTCACGGTGGTATCCGGGCTCACGTTATCAAGGGCATATACAAAAAGGTTAATGCCCAGCACACTGGTCACTTTGTCAATAGTGTGCCCAGTGCGTGTGGTTATTTTATAGGTGGGGTCTGGCAGCTTACCTACTACTGCGGCCAGTGGCAGCTGCGTTTCAGCGTAATTATCCAGCCCATCCTCTATATTAGGCTGCACTCGCTCCACAGTTTTAATGCTGTTAAGCTCACTCAGCTCCTCTGCCACTTTAAGCAGCAGCTGCTCCCGCCTGCTATTGTGTGCCACGCTTATCACTCCTTAAATGCCGGTCCACGTATTGCTTAATCATCTGCTCCACTTTCTTAACCTCATCTGCGCTGATACTAAAAAAGTTGCGCATCTGCTGGTTATAAAAAGCCTTGGCAGGGTTACGCACTTTTGGGTTACGCTTATCCGGGGTATCCATAAAAAAGGAGGTCACTGTGTCATTTTCGGCCTTGTAAGTAAGGGCGTTAAACATGCCACCGGTAAGGGTTAAATCCACCTTACTGGTAGGGTACCCCTCCTTTTTACGCCAGATTGCATATGTTGGACTGTACGGGGTAAAGGGCGCACCCTCAGCGCTCATACCCGCTGAGGTCCGGGCCTTAATGCTGGTATTTACAAAATTACCCAGCTGGCCCATCAGCTTACTATTTTTTACCAGTGCCATAGCTATGTCATCCAGCTTAAGCACCAGCTCAGCAGCGCCCCTTATCTCCACCACTTTATCAGCCATGAGTTAACACCGTGCCAGCCTGCGTGTTACAGGCATTTTTTGCTCCGTATAATCTAAATCACCACTGGCATCCCAGTCATAATCCAGCCCATAGGCCAGTACCTCACTCAGCTCCGTGGTGTAAAGTTTACGGAAATTAGCCGCCTGCCGCTCAAAAGGGTCACCCTCCGGGCCCCCTTTATCTTTTTGCAGATACGTGTAAGCCAGTTCCAGTGTTTTGTACGTGGCCAGCCGGGTTAATTGGCTGGCTGCATTTAGCAGCTTGGTACTATCAAACGGGGTCTGGCGGTAGTCCATACCGTACTCCTTACAGGCTGTACGGTACCACCGTGACTCCAGCACCCGGTTTATAATACTATCTGCCTCAGCCAGCTGGTCATCCCAGCCATCCACACCCAGCAGCATGATATTAGGGCGTACCCGCTCTAAATCATCCTCAGTGCAATATGACATAAGGGCCTCCTTACTTTACCAGCTTACGGCGGCCAGCGTCACCCGGAGGTGGGCTGGCAGGGTTCGGCTCAAATAGCTGGTTAGCATCACCGCCCATGCGGTCCGTATGGCCAGCCATCATGGCTGCGCCATCTACTACACCACTCTCACCCTGCACTGGTGGCTGGTACCCTCTGCCGGGCGCCCCTCCGGGCATGGCATCCGGTACATCATCCACGCTGGGTAAATGGAGGCCAGCGCTGTTAATCTCATCTGCGCTCACCTCCCGGTACCCCATGGCTTTCAAGGTATCTATCACCCGTGGGTTATCAGTGGCCAGCAGGCCCTGCTTATTAAAATGGGCCAGCGTGCGCTTTTTCTCAGGGTCCCACACTACTGTGGCCAGCCCCCTTAGCCGTGTAAAGTATTTTACTGTGTCCTCAGTCATTGGTTACCCTCCTTACAAAACAGCATCCGTCCAGTCATCCACATTAGGTGGTGGTGGTCGTACTGGTGGTCGTACTGGTGGTGCTGGTAGTGGTGGTGGTAGTCCCAAAAGTTTCCTTACCCAGTGCTGCATTAAGGTGCTTTAGATACCACCGCAGCTCCGCATTTAAAGCCGGGTTATTGGCCAGCCTCCGGCGCCGGATAGCATCTTTTTTAATCTGCATGGTCATAATATCCTCCTTAATGTGGTGTGTCTATCAGGGCCTCAGGGGGCCCTAAAACGCCATTTATGTATCTATCAGGGCACATGCCCTAAAACGCCATTAAGAAGTGGCCAAACCAGTAATGGTCCCGTGGTACTCCTCAGGTCCATAGTCCAGCCCTACTTGGCCATAAATCTGGCCTTTTTCGCTGGCGCCGGTTTTGCTCAGCTCCTCATAAAACAGCACGCCCTTATCAGGCACCGGTAAAAATACCGGGGTACAAAATGCAAGGTCTGCCACCAGTAAAGTGGCCGCAGGCACATTAGGCGCCCATACAATACCCAGCACTGCAAAGTCCGTTTCAATCTGCTTAATATTGTAGCCGCCCACGTTGCGGTCCTCAGGCGCATAGCCGTAAATATTGGATATTTGCTGCTTTTGGAAAGCGTTTACGAAAATAACGGGGTTAATAAATTCAGCACCATTAGCCGCCATGGTGCGCAGCAGCTGGTCAATAAGCGCCTTATCCAGCGCCGCTGCTCCGGCTGCCACTGTATTGGTAGTGGCTGCGGTAATGATACCACGGGTTTTAGCCGCCACGTTAGCCGCAGTGGCCTGCTGATATGCGCCATTTAAAAACGTGTAATCCACATCCAGAGCTATCTGGCGCATATGGGCGGTGATCTGAAAGTCAAGCTCATTTTGTACCGGCTGCTGGTCCAGCATCACCAGCCCGGTGGTGCCATCTGCGGTTACTTGGCCGGTTACACTTTGCTTGGCATAGCTCACGGATACCTGCCGCTGCCATATCTGCACTGTGTTTACATCCTGTGAGCGCACATAAGTCCACGGGTTAGGCGCCGTGAGTGAGGCGGTTTCTGTGATAGCAGGCTGGCTGGCGCTTTCAAGTGCCCACGGCTGTGCCAGCGGATACTGAAAGTCACTCACTGTGCGGATATTACCACCTTGCAGCCCGCCTATCATGTTTAAAAATGGGGTCTGGTTAGCACCTATAAGGTACAGCTCCCCGGTATAGTTAGGGCAATTCCATACGGTTGCCGCAGCGTTTACATTAGCCATAACTAAATCCTCCTTAGTCAAAAGTTTAGCGCAGGCTCCCTATACCGGGCGGGCCTGCTTAGTTAGCGCCGTGCAGCTCCTACTCCCTGCTGCACCTGAAAGATACGGTTTTTCAGGACCACAGCGGTGCGGCCATCACCAGCTTTCACCGCCTCATCATACTTGGCCCTCAGCTTGCTTAACTCATCTGAGCCCCCACCACCACCTGCGCCACCGGAGGCCCCTGAGCCCGGAGGACCGGTTAGCAGTATGCTATCCTTATCCGGGTCATTTTCAATAATCACGGCTATAGCCTCATTAAATCCGGCTATCTCACCCACTGTATCCGGGCGGGTGCTCAAAATCTCGTCACCCGTTACCGGGTGGTGGCCTATGATTAAGGGCTTACCATCTGAGGTGGTTTTTTTCTCATCTACCGTAAACAGGCGGCCCCAGTGGGACTCTGCCATGGCAGGGCGTACAGAAGTTTTAGGCTCAGCTCCACTAAAATGAGGGTCTGTAGCAAAGTGCTGGCCGATAGTCAGCTTGCGTATCAACTTATCTTTAGCTGTGTTAGCCTCCCGCTCAGTATCCAGCGCTTTGTTAAACTTTTTCTGTGCATTAGCTAAATTGGTATCATGGGCTTTTTGCAGGTCTGCTTTAATCTCCTCCACTTTACCGGCCTCCACCAGCTCCTTATCACTAAGGTTTTTTAAAGTTTCCAGAGCCTTATCTGCGTTAGTCCGGTAATCCTCTAAGTCCTCAATACCATCAAAAACCGTTTTAAAGCTGCTCAGCTCACGCTCAGCATCCTTAAATTTATC